AATTTAAGTTATGAAACATGACGAAAAAAAAGCATCGTGCCTTTATTCTGTTATTGCCATAGCGGTTGTCTTGCTAATGTTTTTGTATTTGTTTACTGGATGTAAGACAGTTGAGTCTGTGCCATCAGTGGAATATGTTAAAGAATATATTGATAGATATTGTACAGACACTTTGCTTGTGTATGTGAGTGATTCGACTACAATAGAAAAAAATGGCGACTCTACGACTGTAACGAAAAGTAAAAGCAGAGACACATATCGAGGTAAGACCAGGATAGACACGGTCAAAGTCACAAAATATGTGAAAGAACCATATAGAGTAGAAGTTGAAAAAAAGTTAAGCAAGTATGAAGAAATTTCACTTAAAGTAGGAATGTGGCTAATACCTATTTTGGCTATATTGGTTGTAATTGCTATCTGCCGTTTTGTCTATAAACGTAAATAACATTTGTTTTTTTTTGTGTCAAACAGCATATTCAATTTGTCCTTATAGTATTTGCATTCTGTTATTTTTGCATTTCATTTAAATACATAAAAAATGAATGAAGCACAAAGAAAACTAAAAATGATTGTCAATGTGGTTGTGTCTGCAAGTGTCACAGCAATAAAATTCGAAAATGAAGAAGAAATTCTTATGCGAGACATTTTTTCAAAATCTAAACGGGAAAATGTCGTGAGGGCAAGGACGCTATTAGCGGTAGCTCTGTACAAATATGGTTACACTGTTGAAGATGTAAGTTTTGTGCTGAATGTCTCCAAGTCTGCTGTAAGTAAAATGTTTGTTGCTCACGAAGAGTACAAGAAATTAAGTCGTATATATGATTTGACGTGTGAGAGTGTCAAGCGACAGATAGAATCTTATCGCACGCAAGACGATGAATATATGCAGAGGGTTACATCAATGATTGAATAGATTCTAAATGCAAAGACGGTGTTATACATCGTCTTTTTTTACCTAATTTTTTCCTAACTTTTTCCCAGTTTTTCCTCAGTTGTTAAAAAAGCATTTTCCAAGATTTGAATTATTGTTAAAATAAATATTCTGAAATAGTTCCTTACTATTTCCTGCTTTTTTGTTCTAAATGCCAAGCGAATATAATTTTGCGACATAAACATAAACAAAAAGATATGGAACAAGTGGAAAAAATCTTATGTTGCGACAGACCGTCCGACAACAGTGCTATGTGGGCAGCGCTCATGGCAAACAAAAACAACAGCAATGATTGGATGTATGCCAATCAGATGAACAACCCTATGTGGTTGGTATGGATGATGGCTATGCGTTGGATGTATGGCAACAATGATGGCAACAATGCACAGTTGGCACAAATTCAAAGCCAAATTTCAGACAATCAGTCATTCAACAACATGATGTCAGCCATCACGCAGAATCAGAATGTAATGAATGACATTGCGACACGCACGTCAACTTCAATAGATTTTGTTCGAGAGTCTCTTTACCAATTAGGTGCTGCGGTGCAGAATGTGGCTGGAAAAACCGAGTTGAGCGCTGAAAGAGTGGCTAATGCTGTGGCTTTAGGCGATCAGAACATCATTTCACAGATGTTGCAGTGTTGTTGCCAGGGCAAACAGTTGATTGTTGAACAAGGCTATCAGAATCAAATTGCGACGGAGAGATCGGCTACCGTTCTTGGCTCTAAAATAGACGGTAATTTTGCCGCTTTGCAATTGCAGAATTGCAAAGACACAGGTGGTATTATAACACGTATCGACCAGCTTGCAAATGGAATCACACAGGGATTCAGCGCGACAAATTACGAATCGGCACGCTTGGCTCGTGACACTCAGGATGTTGTGAAGTATGAGTCTCAGAGACAGATTGATGCGATAGCAGCAGGATTCAAGAGCATTGAGGATAAGATGTGTCAGAATGAGATCAACACTTTGCGTGCTCAGCTTGAGGAAAAAGACCGTCGTTTGATGCTTCAAGACTTTGTCTCTCAAGTTAAAGCAAGTGGCAATTGTGGTTGCGGTTGCTAAAAAAAGGAGGTGGGGATGGTTACAATATCACCTGTCGGCTTGGCTACTGCAGCGTTAGTGGCAAACCAAGTCAGTTTGCTGGCGACATATAAAGAAAAGTTGTGCAATTCTGGTTGTTCTCAGACGGTAAAGCCGCAGTATTCTATAAGTTACACTTATGGGACACCCGTACTAAATGAGACTACAGTTTTTGTTCCCGTCACTGCAATTATCACAATTGTCACGTCAGATTGTTGTGGGTGTGGCAAGACCCGAATCTTTAACGAAAGATTCACTGCGGCATTCCAAGGGCAGACAGCTGTTCCTACAAGTGTAACGATTACAAGTGAGGGCAGGCAAACCAATGACGAAAACGGATGTTGCAGATCCGGAACTTACACAATCAATGATTCATTAACAATTCTAATTGCATAAGCTTATGATGTTTAGAGACCTTAAACAAGGCGACACTTTATATGTGTACGACCGTGTAGCAATCACGTTGAGTGCCGAAAAAGTAGTTAATGTATCAGCCCCACACCTTGATAAGAACAATGTGGCGAATGGGATGATGGTTGATGTCACGATCGGCAATGTTCAGTATTCGTTTAAGGACGCTAGCGAAGTGGGATATACTACTAATCTTGTAATAAGTCCTAACAGAGCTTGTGTTTTGCGAGAAGTCAAAAATCACAAGACGAATAACGAAACACAGATATCGATGACTCCAAGGCTGCAAGAGGAATTGCCTAAGCTTGATGTTGTTATTGAGGAACTTGAGCCTGAACTTAAAGAGAAGAAGGAACAAGATGCAAAACTGGCTAAATTAGCAGAAGAAATTCAGTCGATGAAGCAAATGTTTGAACAGGCACTAAAACAAATGTCAAATGGAAGCAAGAGAGTTGATACAGAGATTTGATGCAATGCACATAGAAGACGGCATGCTGCGTAAGGCGTTTGTTATGTTGGCTAATGCGTCGACTAGAAGTGCAATGCAATTTCTGGAATTTGTTGAAGGTGTTAATTCGTATGACAATTACATAAGCGAAAGTGAAGCAATGGAAATTGTCAGTAAGTTTAAAAATGCTGATGGCACAGAGGGTGCTAAATGGTCTCCAGAAGCATTGTTCAGCAAAGTTGCATCTTTAGGTGGCAATATTGATCATGCACCTAAATACAACAAATGGGCTCTGTATGTCACAATGAATATGGAGCATAGCGATCATTATCCAGTGTTGCAGAAATGGACTGGAAGTGACGCAACCAAATACGCTGAGGCTTGCTATGATCTTGCCGTTTCGCAGCTGAAGGACAAAGACAGACATGATTGGATAAGACGGTATTTCCAACTGTAAATTCTGATTTAACCTAAACCTAGGGCAGTGTGACAACTGCCCTTTTTTATATGTGTAAATCAGGTATTTTTTTGATTGCGTCCTGTCTGTTACGGTCTAATACTTTTGCGTAGATTTGGGTCGTCCGGATGTCTGAATGTCCCAGCAGTTTAGAAACTGTGTATAAGTCAGTGTCTAGCGTTATCATTAGTGTCGCAAAAGTATGTCGCCCTGAATGGAATGTTAATTTTTTTGTTATCCCTGCAGCAGCTGCCCAATTGCGAATGTAATTGTTTGTACATTCGTGAGATGGAAGACGTGGAAAAACATAATCTTTGTTTTTTTTTCTTTCTCCCATCAAGCGAGCCGCTTGCTCATTTATGTCAAGATATTGCAGTCCTTTTGTTTTTTGCTGACGAAATGTCAACCGGGTAAGTCCGTTGATATTGCTGACTTGATCCCACGTTAAATTCATAATGTCAGATCGACGTAACCCAGTAAGACAGGAAAATAAAAAACAAGTTTTTATGTTTTCTATAGGGCATGGAGTATCAACAACTGCATTAAGCTCTTCTAACGTCAGATAAGTTCTTTCGGCTTCTTCGACTTTAGGCAATTTGACAAAGACACATGGATCATCATTAATAAGTTTATGCCTGTAAGCCTCTTTAATTATAGTTCTAAATTTAGAAAAATATAAACTTTGGGAGTTTGGCTTTAGAGTTGAACTTAAATATTTAAAATTGGTTTGCCCCTTATTAAGGAATTTAACAAATCCTTCCACAAACTTAAAGTCGATTTCTTCAAGTAGAATGTCTTTGCCGTTGAGATATGTGTACATTTGGCGATATGCAGACTTCATTGTACATTTGTTTCCAAACGAGTTGGCTTTGTTTATCTTTTCCTGCCACAATTCAAGCAGATATATTTTTTTACTTTTGTTGAGGCTAAACTTGTTTTCTTGCATTTCTGTAAGTCGTCGTGATTTTACAATTTCTGCAATTTTCCAAGTTTCTTTATTCTTTTTTTTGTCTTCTTTGGTTAGTTCTGGAATAAGGTACAGCCTAAGTGATTCCTCATGTCTTTTGCCTCTATAGTAATAAGATAAAAAAATTGATTTTACACCATCTTTTCTATCTCTCAATCGGAATTTCACAAAATCTTTGTTCATAATTTTCTTTTTTTGTGTGGCGTTTTGAGGCAGTTGTTTATTTAGAATAAAAGCCACGAAATCGCCACTGAGTTAATATAAATATCAAACTATATATATCAATGATGTGTATATTACAATTAACTGAAATGCACTTTAATATAAATATCAATAGAAATAATATAAACATCAGTATATAAACGTGAGTTTTGTAATCAAAATTTAATCTTTTAGTTATAAAATGTTGAATGTTATTTGTTTGTGGGTGTTTTTGCGAGTAGCCGCCGCAAAATCGCCACATTGATATTTAGCTTTTTTGGCTTATTGCCTCCAGTGTGCGGCTTAAAGATTTGACTGTGTCGCTAAGGTTGCTTTTGTCTTCTTGAAGCTGTGCCACCATTTCTCTGAGATCAGACAATTCTTTTTTGAGGCGATTTATTTCTTTTTCTCTTTCTTTATCTTCCGCTTCCTCCCAGCTTTGGGCAGATGCGTCTATTTTTGTCATAGTTCCTTCTCCATACAAAAGCCATTCTCTATTAAGTTCTGGAATTAAATTGCATAATCTATTTATAAAGTCTTTAGGTTCGTCGACCTTTCCGTTTATAACTTGAGAAAATGACGACTCGTTTTGATATCCTAATTTGACACCTAAATCCTTCTGACTTGATACTATACCGTTTTCCTTGCAGTATCTTATCAAACTTTTGAATCTATCTATCTTTTTCATACTCAATATATTATAAACATTTTTGTAAAGTCTTTATATTTTTCTTTGGATAGAATATAAAGTCTTTATATTTTTGCATTGTCAAAATGAAACAAGTTGCTAAAATAGTTTAGCAATAAGTTACAAAATAAATAAACGGAATCTAAAAAAACAAGAAATATGACAAAAGAAGAATTTGAAACGTTGGTGTGCTACCCTGTAGCGGATCAAGAATACAAGCGAGCAATGGCAGTGTATATG